AATCAGAACTTCCAGTGGTTCGAGCCGGGTAGCGTCTCTGGGCAGTGGGATTTCATTGATGAACTCGCCTTTGCGATTTGGATGACCTCGCAACTGCAAACGGCGGGGATGCAGTTACTGGCGAACGTCAACACGATCCCGTTCAACCAGACGGGTAAGTCGTTGCTTTACGCCGCGTACTTAGGTCCTATTCAGGCAGGTTTGAACTGCGGCGGCATCCAGACCGGCATCCTCTTGACCCCCGCACAGATTGCGGAGATCAACCAGCAGGCGGGTTCAACGATCACCCCAGCCCTTTATCAGCAGGGATTCTGGCTGAGCCTGCCACTACCGAGTCCTTCCGTGCAGAGCGCGCGCGGGCCCTGGAGCGGCACGCTCTGGTACACAAATGCTGGCGGCGTAAACACGCTCAGCCTTGCCAGCATCAACGTGCAGTAACGGAGTAATCACAAATGCCCGGTTACACCCTCACTGCCGCGAACTCCACCTTCTCACTGACGATCCCGCAAGTCTTTGGCGCGAATCCGCAAACGATTGCCGGATATGCGGTAGATGATGCTTTTGAGACCGAGAACGTTTCGCCCAGCGAGGCGGTGATCGGTGTCGATGCGCTGATGTCCGCTGGCTATACGCCGTATCTCATCATACTCAAATTGGTGCTGATGGCCACTTCCCCCTCCATCTACGACACGATGAATCCGTGGTTGGGCGCGATGGCGCAGGCGTGCGAAACCTATTACGCGAACGGCGTCATCATCTTGCCGGGCGTGCAGACGGTGTACACCTTCACGCGGGGCTCGCTCACCGGAGCGATCATCATGCCGGGGGTGAAGAAGCAGCTTCAACAGGTGAGCTACGAGATCAAGTTTCAGTCCTGTGTTCCATCCCCGTATTCACCGTGAGGACTTCTCTTGAGACGAACCAAGCTCCTCACGATCAAAGAGGCCGATCCTAATTATAGAGATAATGGGAAGGTATTTTTAATTACCGAAATGCCAGCCGATCAGGGCGAGCAATGGGCCAATCGCTTTCTGCTTGCGATGGCGAACGCCGGTGCAGAACTTCCCGACGAACTCATGAACTCCGGCATGGCGGGCCTGGCTTCCATTGGAGTAGCCGCCTCGTTCGCGCAGGCATTGCAGAAGATCAAATACGAAACGGTCAAGCCGCTGCTCGATGAAATGATGGCTTGCGTGCAAACCCGCCAGCTTGAGCAGAATCCGTGGATGGCGATCTTGTCAGGAGTCAACTGCCAGATTGAGGAGTTCCCCACCTTCTGGACGCTGCGCCTAGCGTGGATCGAGTTGCACACCGGTTTTTCACCGGGCGCCGTAGCCCCAACTACGGCAGCGCCTTTAGCGGCGCGAGCGGCCTGATCGAGTACCTGAACGTGCCTCGCGTCATCGGCACTGTAGTTTCTGCGGACAAGGCCACACTGATTGAGCTGCAGAGTATCTACGGCGTCAAAGACGCTTACGATCTTCTCGAGGTCATTCTCGTGGATGCGACCAATCAGCGCCGCATGACGGAGAAGCGCTGATGGCAACGGTCATTGATAGCCTCATCGTCAAACTTGGCCTTGACCCCAGGGACTACAAGAAGGGCGCCGCTGAGTTTGAGCGTGTCACTAAGGAAACCGAGACCACTGTTCGCAAGTCCACCGAATCCATGGCAAGCGGCTTTCGCCGTGTCGCGGCCGAAGTCATCGGGCTCTTTGTCGCCGTACGATCAGTGCAGGATGTGGTGGGGTTCTTCGAGCGTGTGAATGCGAGCACGCGCCAACTCGGGCTTGACTCCAATAACTTCGGCATCGCGGCGAACGAGCTGCGCGACTGGCAGAACGCTGCAGTGCTCGCAGGCGGCAGCGCGGAAGGGGTGACGCAGACCATTGCCAGCTTGCAGAAGTCGCTCTTTAACCTGCAGTACACCGGCGCGGTGTCTGATCAGATCATTTTCCTGCAGCGCTTGGGAGTGCAGTTTCGCTCTGCTACGGGACAGGTCGCGCCGTTCAAAAGCATCCTCATGCAGACCGCTGCCATCATGGAGAAGAACGGCAGGAGCCGTGCTGAGAACTTCCAATACCTGCAGGCGGCAGGGTTTGATGCGGGCTCGATCAATCTCATTCTAAACGGCACGAAAGCCCTTGCGGCGTTTTACGAGCAGCAGAAGAAACTCCCACAGTTGACGCAGGCTGATATTGCTGCCTCCACGCGGTTGGCGCAGGCGTGGGAGCTGCTGAAGGAAAAATTCGTCGTCGCGGCGCAAAAGCTCATCACGGATGCGGAGCCTGCGCTCACCCGGCTTTTCGCGCTCTTCCAGCGTGGTATCGACTGGATCAACGCGCATCAGGAGGATATCACTCGCTTCTTTGAAGGTTTCTTCAAGTGGTTCGAGGATACGAAGAACATAGACAGCGTGAAGGGCTTTTTCTCAGACCTCGCCACCATTGTCGGCGGTCTAGCACGTGGAATGGGATTTCTGGCGAGCGCCATTCTTTCGGTCACTGAAGCCTACGGCAAACTCGTTGCAGGCACTTCTGTGCCGCTGCCACCTCTCCTGCGCGCTGCTGTGGCGCTGTGGTCTGGCGTGATCCGTGGTGCTGGTGGTAATGCCAATCGCAATCCGTTAACTGGCGAACTCCTGAACCACAACCGCGGCAACATCAAGGCGGTGGGCGATCAGCCGCGCGATGCACGCGGCTTTCGCGTTTTTGCGAACGATCAGGAAGGCATTGCGGCGATCAATCATCAGCTCGACCTCTACGCTGCTCGTGGCATCAACACTATATCCGGCATCGTGAATACCTACGCGCCCGCATCCGACAACAATGACGTGTCCGCATATATCAGCGCGTTGATGAGTGCGACGGGTCGCGGGGCGAATGACGTTTTAGGCGCTGCAGACCGTGCCCCCCTGATCCGAGCGATAGTGCTGCACGAGACGGGTGCGGGGCCGCAGATCACCGTGCCTAGAAGCAGCATGACGCCTCAAGCACCCGCCACTCCCGGTCTCTATACGAGAGGCCCACCGACGAGTGCACGCGGCGGTCCTCAGACCTCAGTCGATATCGGCACCATGAACATTCAGACGCAGGCAACGGATGCTAACGGGATCATGGCCGATGCTTGGCGCTCGGTACAGCGTAAGTTTCAGGTGGCGCAAGCCGAGCCGGGGTTGGCATGAGCCTTGCCAACATCGTTGTGTCGCTCTACCCGAACGTGCCGGATCTGCCGGGGGTGCCGCAGCTCAACCGCTCGCCGGACTTTCCAACTGACGATGCACCGACGCTGGGAACGCCTGCGGCGCAGGACTCGTTGTGGCAGTCCTCGAACCAAGCTCCCGCGTGGGGCATTGTCGATAGCGACTTAAATCTGGTGTTGTCCCCTGACTCGGTGCTCGACTTCGACAATCGCAACGAATGGCGCATCTCGAACTTCCCCGTTCAGGCTGGTGGCTTTGCCAGCTACAACAAGGTCACCGTCCCCTTTGAAGTGTCGGTGCGTATGTCTAAAGGTGGAGGGGTGGGGGATCGCGCGCAGTTTCTCTCGGATCTCAACAACATCGCGCAATCGTTGGCGCTCTATACGATTCTCACGCCCGAGCGCAGCTATTCGAACTGCAACATCACGCGCTACGAAGTGAGCCGGCGCGGCGTGGCGGGCGCGTACTTCCTGACCGAAGTCGATGTGTTTTTCGTGCAGATCATTCAGGTGACCGCGCAGTACACGACGACCGCCGCCTCGACGCAAAACGCACAGAATCCCGCCTCGGTACCGCCCGTCAATCAGGGGATCGTGCAGCCGAAGGCTCCGTGGCCTGCCATCCCCAATCAGTTCGGCTCGCCGCCGTTCGTTCTCGGCACTGATCCCAATACCGTGTTCAGCACCTTGGGCGGTGGACCGACGAGCATCGCCAACACGACTCCGGTGAGCATCGGCCCATGATGCAGATACCCCTCTACCCCGTGCCCTCGCAGACCGTCGCAACGAACGTCGGCGGGCAGGCGGCAACGATCGCGGTGTATCAGAAGCGCACGGGATTCTTCTTTGACCTCGCATTGAACGGTGCCGCGGTCATCACCGCAGTGCTCTGTCAGAACCGTGCCATGCTCCTGACGCAAACCTATCAGGGCTTTGTCGGCAGCTTCTTTTTCTTCGACACACAAGGGGATACACCGCCGACCTATGCGGGTCTTGGGCCTGATCAGAGCGCGCGCTATCAGCTCGTGTATCTCTCCGCTGCGGACCTTGCTGCATGAACGCCTCAAGTTTCACGAGTAAGCAGTTGCGAGTGACGATTAGTCTTGCGCAGCCTAATGCAGTGTTCCCCGGCACGACTGGCAACACGCTTATCCTCGGGCCTGACTCAAGCGGCAATCAGCTACGCGTCATCGCCAATGTGCAAGCAGTCGCGCGTCTATCGGTCATGGCGGAAATCAAGATCTTCGGGGTGCTGCCCGCAGACATGAACGCGCTCACGGTTGCGTGGTTTAACTCGCCGGTCGTGCAGAACAACATCGTGATCCTCGAGGCCAACAACGGCAACGGCTGGACGCAGGTGTTCTCAGGAACGATCATCGAGGCTCAGCCCGATTATCGCGGCCAGCCAGCCGCGTTCTTTCGCATTCAGGCGAACGTGTCCTATGCGGCGCAATTGGCCCCCGTGCCGCCGCTCTCCTATCCGCACGGCGCATCGGTTGCAACCATCGTGCAGGCGCTTGCAACGCAGATGGGTTTCACGTTCGAGAACAACGGCGTGACGGCGACGGTCCCTCCAGGCTCTTACTACCCCGGTACGGCCTACGATCAACTGCAAACCGTGTGTCAGGCGACCGACACCGACTTCTACTTTTCAGGGAAAACTCTTGCCATCGTGCCATCTGGACTCGGGCGGCCGAATGTTCCTGCGGTGTTGCTCACGCAGCAATCAGGGCTTCAAGGTTATCCCGTCATTGAGCGTTTTGGGATCACGATCTACGCGCTCTTTGATCCCAACTTCGCAGGCGGCGGGCAGGTGCAGATCTCCGGCAGCGACATTCCTGCGGCCAACGGGACGTGGACGCCATTCTCGCTGACCCATCAGCTTGAGAGTCAGAATCCTAACGGCGCGTGGCTCACGACCTTGAGCTGCACGAAGTACGGCGCAGGGGTGCCGGATGAGTTTGCCTCATGAGCTACGCTCAACAGGGGCCGATCGACACCGCAAGTGACTACGCGGCGACGCTCTTTCTCATCATCAAGATGCTGAAGAAGCTTGCTGGGCCGACGCTCGTGCAGGTTACCGCCTGCACCAATTCAGGTGCACTTGCGCTCACAGGAACGGTAGCGGTGCAGCCTCTCGTGAATCAGGTGGACGGCGAGGGCAATCCGACGCCCCACGGTGTGGTGCACAAGATGCTGTACGTGCGGATGCAGGGCGGCGCCAATGCCGTGATCATGGACCCTGCGCCGGGAGACGTGGGATTAGCGTGTTTTTGCTCGCGCGATATCTCGACCGTGAAGGGAGCAGGCCCCGGCCCGATGAATCCTCAAACTCCTGCGCTCGATCATCTCTTTGATTGGGCTGACGGGGTGTATCTCTTTGGCGTGCTGAATGCACTGCCTGCGCAGTACTTCCAGTTCAATACGCAGGGTATCACGGCCGTATCACCCACGCAGATCAATCTGCAGGCTCCAACTGTCGCAGTCTCAGGAAACCTCACCATCAGCGGCATGACGACCGGGACAGGCGATGGCGTGTTTGCTGGCATTGACGTGCAGCAGCATATTCACGGCGGCGTACAGGCTGGCGGCAGCGACACGGGGCCACCGGTATGAGTCTGTCGTCAAATACTCTCTGCCTAGACGTGGCAACGTGGGATTTGATCCTTGACGCCAGCGGTTCCATCGCAATGGCTTCGCCGCCTTACGCCTTGGCGCAGGACGTGGCGAGCGCGATCAAGACATTCCTCGGGGAATGCTACTACGACACCACCATTGGCATCCCCTACCTGTCACAGATCCTTGGCCAGCGGCCGCCAGTTGCGCTCCTGAAACAGTACATTGTTGATGCTGCGCTTACAGTGCCGGGCGTCGTGTCTGCCACCTGCATCATCACCGGCTTTGTCGGACGGCAGGCGCAAGGGCAAGTGCAGTTCACAGATGACGAGGGCCAAACTGGCACGGTGGGCTTAGGAGCACCCTCGTCAAGTCCACCAGCCTCGTGGACCGCTGACAGCTCGGTCGTTACGGCGGATTCAGGGATAGGCGTCTGATGTCAAACGGCTACGTCAGCGCAGTTCCGGGGATCACGTGGACTTCCACGGGTCTCGTGTTGCCGCAGGAGTCGGCAATTCTTGCGGGCGCGCTTGCGGACTTGAACGCTGCATTTGGCGGCAACCTCAACATCACCAATCTCTTCACACCGCAGGGGCAGCTTGCAAGCTCTGCGACGGCGTGCATCGGTGCAGGCAATGACCTCTTCGCCTACTTCGTCTCGCAAATCAACCCGGACAATGCAGCGGGCTTCATTCAGGATGCCATCGCGCGCATCTACTTCCTGACCCGCAACCCCGGTGTGCCGACCGCAGTGCAGTGCCAGTGCGGCGGCCTCATGAATACGGTGATCCCTATCGGAGCACTGGCGCAGGACACGAGTGGCAACCAGTACACCTCCACGGAAGGCGGGACCATCCCTGCCTCTGGCACCATCACGTTGCCCTTTGCGAATGTGGTGAACGGTCCCATCGCCTGTCCTGCGAACACATTGACACAGATCTATCAGGCGATCACGGGGTGGGAGTCGATCAACAATTCCTCTCCCGGTATCGCCGGGGCGAATGTGGAGTCTACCGAAGCCTTTGCATATCGCCGTCAGCTCTCTGTCGCGATCAATGCGCAAGGCTCTCCCGATTCCATGCTGGGCGCGGTGTTTGCGGTGCCCGGAGTCATTGATGCCTATGTGGTGGATAACCCGCTTTCCACGGCCGTGAACTACGGAGCAAGCAATTATCCGCTCGCGCCGAACTCTGTTTATGTCGGCGTCGTTGGAGGAAGTGCACAGGCGATTGCGCAGGCCATCTGGAACAAGAAGGATCTGGGGTGCAATTACAACGGTAACACCACGGTGCAGATTCAGGACACGGACGGATATGAGCTGCCGTATCCGACCTACAACGTCACCTTCAACATCCCGAACGCACTGCCGATCTACTTCTTGGTGACGATTGCGAACTCCCCCTCGCTACCGTCCAACATCACGACATTGGTGCAAACCGCAATCGTGAATGCGTTTACTGGAGCTGACGGGTCTCCCAGAGCACGCATGGGCGCGCTCATTCTGGCCTCGACCTATTACCCGTCCGTAACTGCAATCGGTTCTGTGGTCTCGGTGTACTCGATTGGGCTCACGGCGGTCGTTCCTCCGGGGGGAGGGGGGCCGGGATTGACCACCAATTATGTGAGTTACCTGCAGATCGGGATTGACGAGGAGCCCGCCTGTCTTGCTGCCAACGTCTTTGTGGTGCTCGTATGACGCTGCCAGCCATCCACGACTATCAGTTGCTGCAGAATACAGATGGCACGTTTGACGTGCAGTATCCGAGCGGTAACAAGAACTCCTCGACGCTGCTCGTGATCAATCTCACGGCGTACAACTCAAGCCCTCCACAGGCAACCAATCTGCCGGTTGGGCAAGCGGTCAGTTTCAACTTAAGCCAGTTCCTGCTCGGTACGGACGCAGCGATTGCGACACTCGCGATCCAGACGGTGAGTGGCAACAACGCCGCATCATCCGGTTGGTCTGTGTCAGGCGGCAGCATCGTGAATGCCGCCGGTGGCGCAGTCGGCAGCGGCGTATTGCAGGTGATTGTCACTGACCCGACGAATGGCTACACGGTGTCGTTCCCGGTTCTCTCCTGGTCCATTGTCCAATCGACCAACGCGACCTCGCCCAAATTTAATTATGGCCATTACGCATGGCCGGGGGCTGCCGGTTGGGTTCAACGTGGCTCAAGTTCTGCGAGCACGCTGAGCGCGATCACGGGGTCTGCCGGGCAGAACGGCACTGCTGGGTGGAAGGGCGCCAAGCTATCACTCTATCCGGCCATGATGGTCGGTGACACCGCTGGCACCTACACGTCAGGCTTTGCGTACGTCGATGCGATCGTGGCGGGGTTGAGTGGCTTAAGCCCACCGCAGCATTTGATCCTTCAGGGCGAGACGCTGAGTTACTCCGCAGGCGCTCCAGATACGTCCGACTACCCGCAGTACATGATCTCAAGCGGCGTGGTGGAGACTGGCGCAGCCGGTGCCACTGCGGGAAGCAGTGTGGCTTGGTGGACGAGTGCGGGCATGGCCGACATCATCGCCATCTGGACAGCCTACGGGGCGCGGTACGATAAAAACCCGTACGTGGAGATGATCTGCCCGCTTGAGGAATCAACCAATCCCGGTGCGGGCTTTGACTGGTCTGGCTCCGCAGCAATCACGCAACTGCAGAACATGGTCGCGGCGCTGTCTCCGGCATGGCCCAACACGCTCATCCGCATTCTCATCAACTTTACCGGAGTGGTCGATTCGTCGCTTACTGCTTTCTACGACTTCTGCAAGGGCTACCCGAATGTTTGCATCGGCGGCCCTGACCCTGAAATACCGAATGCCGGGTACACCTACCCGCTCACCTCGTCCAATTATCCGGCCGACTATCGCACGATTCAGGGCAACTACGTTTTTCGTGGAAACCAGAATCTTTCGAGCGGCGTCTTTGGAGTTACTAACGCGGAAGATTTCCGGCCCAACATCATCTGGGTTGGAGAAGTACAGGACCTGGGATTGCTGAGCCCTCCGACATATGAAGGCGCGCTGATCAACTCCCCTGCGCTCGTGTGTCAGTACCAGACCACTGTGATGCAAGCCCGCTATATGTGTTGGAACGTTGGCAGCGGGAACGTACAGCTCACCGCCAACATCAATTCTTTCATCGCCTCGCAGGCGAACGTCTTGGGTAATGGTTTGGTTACCACGGGCACGCCGACATGGCCGACCACAGCGCCCGCGTACGATTACTACATCTCACCGGGCGGCTCGGACTCCAATGCTGGCACGCTCGCAAGCCCCTGGTCGATTACTGCATTCAACTCCAAGCAGAGCGTTTACGCGGGCAAGAGCATCGGGGTCATTGGAGATGTAGGCGGGGTGCAAACGCCCCTACAGACCGGCTCTGAAGGCTCGCTCTACTCGATGCTGGTGGCCGAGAACGGCGGTACACCGGGGTGTGCTCTGCAGGTCAATGGCGGCACTTCCGGCTCCCCCACTTACGTTGCCTCCTGTACCAGTCTAGGCGTCTATGAAGCAGGCTGGGCAATCATTGATGCCTCCAATCCTTCGGGCGGTGGTTTAGCGGGCGGTTCTGGCGGCGGCCCGAACGGCATCATCATGGGGCAAGTGTTCTACGAGACGACTGCTGCTCAGTATCGGGTTGCCAACTCCGGATATGTAACGCTCGACGGTCTCGTCGTCCGCAACGGCAATTACGCGGGTATTCAGTTCGGTGACATTCAAAGTGGAGCACTGAGCGGCGTCATCATCCAAAACTGTCAGGTCTACAACATCACCTGCTCAACTTCGTCCGAAAACCCCGGTGGTATCTTCCTCGGCAACACGATTGGGGTGCAGGTTCTCAACTGCCTGATCTATAACTGCCAGAACTCAGGCGGCAGCTATCCCACATGGGGCACGGGCGGCATCACGACGTACAAGGCGATCGGCCTCATCGTCACCGGCTGCACGATCTACGGCTGCGGCTACGCAATCCAGAACAAGGATGCGAATCAGTGGGGCACCTACAGCTACAACTACTTTGACTGCGGCACGCTCGGCAGCGCGACCGGCCTTGAGTACGTCAATGCAATCAAGTCGTGCGAGCCCGGCAATGGCGAAACGCTCACTCTGCACCACAACATTATCGTCGGTGACGGCTATTACGGCTACGGCGCCGATGGCACGAAGATCAGCGGCAACGCGAGCTTCTACAACAACACCTTCTACACCCCGCCCGCAGTGACGGCGGGCGCATATTGTGCGTGGTTCGATACGACGACGGGCGCCGGGCCGTTCGAGTGGTACAACAACGTTGTTTACTACAATGCCTATGGTGTCAATCAAGGTGCTGCTAGTGGCTGCCTGAGCTGGACGCCTACGAGTGGCCTCGTGGCGGCTAACGTCAACTATAATTATTACGGCACAGGGATGAACTTTGGCAACGGCTCAAGCGCCAATCAGACGCTTGCGCAGTGGCAGGCTGCTGGCTACGACGTCAATTCAATCTCTGGTGCCAGCCCTTTCAGCAGCACTCCCGCATTTAACAATCCCGCAAGTTTTGCGATCACGGGAGCGGCCACGACTGCGGGCAAAGGCGGCGCTGCCTGCGGCGCGCTCGATGGCAGCGGCACCGTGGGATGGAATTAAGATGAGCCGCAGTTTCGGCAAAGTCTCGACGGACTACTTGGCAGGCACCCCGGCCCCTGCGACGGCAGTCCCCTTGAGCATGGCGGTCTGGGCGAACTTCAACAGTACATCCCTAGTCGATGCGTTCTTGTTCTCGCTCGGCGTCTCAGGCGGCGGCTCACGCACGAACGAATTTCTCTTAGGTCTCGACTACGACGGCACCGCGGCTCTAGCAGCGATGACCTACGGGCCTTCCAACGGGACGGAAGCACTCTCGGGCACGACTGTCACGGCGAGTACATGGCATCACTGTGGAGCTGCTTACAGCAGCGTCAGCGCGCGCGTGGTGGTGTTGGACGGTGTTGTGTCCAGCATCAACAACACGTCTGAAACTCCTGTTGGCATCAACGCCGTGCGCATCAGCGGGGATGCCACGAGCAGCGGATTCTATTTCGGGGGACTTGAGGCGCATCTTGCGACATGGAACCGCGCACTCACCGCGATTGAATGGACCTATCTTGCGGGCGGCGGTAATCCGCAGTCCGTTCAGGGACTTATCTATTACTGCCGTTTGACGCAAGGCAACTCGCCCGAGACCGCAGACGTCGGCACGACCTCGCTCACCGTCACCGGCACCACGGTCTCCTCCAATAACCCGACGCTTGCGACCTGGTTCACGGGCGCGGCGATCGCCAATCAGGTTTACACGCAGGGCACAGCGATCACACCGATTGCCGTGGGGAGTGAGTTCCAAGCCTGCGGTTCAGCCTTCACGGTCACCCTGCAGCAGCTTGGAAGTGCGGGCACGGCAACGACGGCAAGTGCAGCAGGGACCACTACCACGCAGGTTCCGCTCACGAGCGCTTCGGGCTTCTCGGCCGGAAGTTTGCTTGTCATCGGCTCGAACGCCCCCGCACTTATTCTCGCCATCTCCGGCACCACGGCCCTCATTGCTGGCGCGCAGAGCTGGTCAAACGGGGCCACCGTCACCCCCTATGGGGTTGCAAGCCCCACGATTGCCGGCTGCTCTGTGACTTCAGGCTCATGGGGGGGCACCCCGACCGGCACGCAAGCTGCAATACCGAATTACTTCTTTCTCGCAACCAACAATACGAACAGCGCACTGGTTGCCATTTCGAATCTCTTCAGTATCGCGATCAACTCTGGTGGACCGACGGCGCCGACTTTTGCGCAGAATCCAAGCATTGCGCAAACCCTCCCCACGGGGGTCGTGATCAATGTGCTCCCTTCTGCTGCCTGTACAGGCTATGCCGCAGCCTATCTTGCTGGCAGCACCGCACCGACCGCCGCTCAGGTGATTGCTGGTACGGGCGCGGCGGTGAGCTCTTCGGCAGCTTTGACCGGCACATCGACAGGACAGATCTCACTCACCGGCTGGGTGTTCCCCGTCTATGACGTCTATATCGTCTTGAGCAACACGAACGGCAATTCTGCGGTTTTCCCGCTGACCGGACAGTTGCGAGCGCCGCTCGCCGGTATGACCTTCCGTCCTTTCGCAAGTGTGGCCTCTGGCACCTTGTACACCGGCAATGTCTCCGTAGGCGATATCGAAGAGACGAGCCTTGCGCTCTCGCCTTCGGGGAATCAACCGACCTATCGCACGGACGGCAATGAAGGCTATCCCGGTGCTGGAGCGACATCGCGGCAAGTGCGTACCAGTGAGGTCTATAACTACGCTGGACAGGCGTGGTATGTGCCCACTCCGGCAATCGTGGGACCGATGTCGCTCAACGGTTTGACTGTTTACTACAACGACACCGCGCCGAGCTTCAATGGCGGCAGTCCCTCATTACAACTCGTGCAAGGTCAGGCGGTTACTAACGGGTCCAATCTTGCGCAGTTCTTCACGAGCATCTATGGTGATCCGCTTCTTGTGACCGGCACGGGAATGCCTGCGGGCATCACGATTGTCGGTAACGTGCCGACCGGCACCACTCAAGAACTCGGCACTTTCCCCGTGACGATGACGGCAACGGATCTTGCGCTGCTGACGGGTACTGGAACTTTGACGATCACGGTTGCCTCGTCAGGGCCGCCACCGACACCGAGCCCGCCGAGCCTTGACGTGCCGAATGTGGTGGGCGAGACACAGCTTCAGGCACAAGCAACCGCTGCTGAGGCGGGCTACGAGATTGGCAACAGCACTTCGAGTTTCACAGATGTCTGACCCTATCGAACCACCGCTGGTTACTACTCAATCTCCCATCGCGGGGACGCCAGAGGCTGCTGGTGGCACGATCGATATTCAGTTGGGGCTCGGGCCGAATCCGACAGGGTTTGATCCTGAGCAGACGGTGATTTCGCAGTATGCGAACTCCCCAACCATCCTGCAGATGATCGACAATTTTCAGACCTATTTTGACCCGACGGCGAACCTTCTCGCCTTCTACAACAACATCTGGAATATCGATTCTGCCATCGGGTTTGGTCTCGACATCTGGGGGCGCATCATCGGTGTCTCACGGCTGGTGACGATTCCGGCACCGTCCACTTTTACGTTCGGCTTTTACAACGCCGTCTCTCCGGATGACTTTGCGCCGTTTAATCAAGCGCCGTTTGCATCAACTTCCCCCCCTTTGACCCTCACCTATCCTCTGCCCGATGCGCAGTACCGCACGCTGCTTCTCGTCAAAGCTTTTGCGAATATCTGCAAATGCACCGCGCCTGCGTTGAATCAGATGTTGAACTCCCTTTTTGCGGGTCGGGGAAGATGTTACGTGCAAGATCCGGGGAGGATGTTTTTGAACTACGTGTTTGAGTTTGACCTGACTGCGGTGGAGTACGCCATTTTGAATCAGTCCGGAGTACCTCCTCGTCCTGCGGGAGTGCTGGTGAACATCATACAGATTGATTCCGAGAACACGTTTGGCTTTTATGGCTCGGGGTTGCAGCCTTTCAACCAAGCCCCCTTTGCCGCTGGAGCGTAGCGCATGGCCGGTCAACCAGTTCCCAGCACGCTCATCACGACGCCGTTTGCGGCTTCTGCGACGAACATCAATGCGATTCCGATCAACCCGCCGAGTAATCCTGCGCTCGCCTCGTTTCTCTTAGGGTGGCAGGCCGCGACCGAGCAGCCGCTCGCAAGCGGCGGTGTCCCTCCCAGATGCGAGGACTTCAACGGCATCCTGAATGCGATCACGCAAGGGCTTGCCTACTTACAAGCCGGGCAGAATCTGCCCTACAACTCCACCATCGCAACCGCGATCTCTGGTTATGCGCAAGGCGCAATCATCCGCCGCGCGGATGGTACTGGCTCCTGGATCAACACCACTTCAGGCAACACGACAAACCCAGATTCTGGCGGCATCAACTGGATGCCTACCGATAACTACGGCCTGCAGCAGTTCACGCTCACGAATGCGAATGTGACGCTTAGCGGTCCACAGGCGGCGAAGTCGATCATCCTCCTGCAAGGCACGCTCACCGGCAACGTGCAGCTCACCTTCCCCACCTGGCTCGGGATGCAGTGGCTCATCATCAACGGCACCACGGGCCCGTATGCCCTTACCGCAACGACCTCTGGCGGCACGCCGATTGCGATCGCGCAGGGCGGGGCGGGGGTCCTCACATGGTGCGATGGCACCAATCTCAACATCACCAACATCGGTCCGCAGGCATCGTCCTTCACGATCACCGCGGCGGCTGGCGGCACCATTCTCTCAGGCTCAACCACCTGCAATTACACGCGTGTCGGTAACACGGTGACCATGACGCTGCCCGCGCTCACGTTCACCAGCACCGGCACCTCGTTCGCCATGTTCGGCATTCCCACAGCGCTCATTCCGCCCTCCTACGCGACCATCGTGCAGGAGTTCCCCATTGCCAATGCGCTCAATGACTCCGCATGGGTGGCAGGAGCTTCGTGTTATTTGAACATCAGCAGCGGCACGCCGGAAATCGTATTCATGCTGAACGGTTCCCCGACGGGGTGGAGCGGGAGCGGGACGAAGTATTGCCTCGGAAATATGACTTACAACGTTGGACTCTAGAATTTTAAACAGTAGGAGATTCGCATGTTAGGCATCGGTTTAATTCTCGTGCTCGCTGTCATCGCGGGCGGTCTTGCGATTTACGCCTTGGTGAAGCAGCCTGCTCCGCCTTCTGTGCCGCATGTTCTTCTGGCAGTTGCGGTGCTGCTGCTCGCGATTGCGGTGGGCATCGAGCATTACGCTGGCTCCGGCGTACACGGGTAACGCTATGTCACTCGGCACCATCCTGCTCATCGTTGTCGTAATTCTGTTGCTCGGCGGATTTAGCGGCAATTGGGGATCGCCAATCCCCTATGGGTACGGATTCGGCCATAGTGGCCTTGGCGTGTTGGGCGTCATCCTCATCGTCGTCATCCTGCTACTCGCGCTCGGGCGTCTATGACCCTCGATTTGGCAGAACTGAAGTCCGTCCTTATCGCCGTGCTCACCGCTGCGCTGCTCTTTTTAGGCGCAGCGTATTGGCGTAAGTCCGGGCAACAGGACAAGGCCGACGAGGCAGAGGAGCTGCGCAAAAGGAGCGTCAGCGATCGTCTGCAAGAACTCGAAGCGAACATGCGTATGCTCGGCATCGCGGTGCAGCCGATTACCGCGGCGATGGCGGCGGTGCTTGTCAAGAGCCTGACGCACTTTCACACCCCTGAGACGGATGCACTTTTAGCCAAGGTCGGACCGCCCAATGTCCTGACCGCCATTGAGGAGGCGCACCTCGTGGAGCTCCTCGCTAATCGCACGCGGGATATGGGCTCGGAGTTTAGCGATTCCGAACGCAACGCCGCGAAGCTCCTGCCGCTCATCATCGAGCGCACGCGGATTGAGGATAGGGAAGGCCAGCAAACTTACCTTGCCTTGGTTGGCATCCCGAAGGAGCATGAATAGTGGGGGTCATCATTGCGGTCATCGTCGTCGTGGTCCTGATTATTGTGTACCTCATCATCACGCAACAGCCGCCGCCGCACTGAAATGAACCTCATCCTCACGCGCGACCCGCCATGGCCGACCTGCACGCTCGGAATGCTCACCGTTGAGGATCTTGAGCTCAACACGATGGAGCGGCCATGGATTGGCGATCCTGAATGCATCGGGGGGGCCGCGTGCATTTCCTGCGTACCGCCCGGCGTCTACCAGCTTGCGCTGCACGACACGCCCGAACATCCCAGAACGTGGGCGCTCGTCAATCCGGCGTTAGGCGTCTATCACGAGCCGGGCGACATTCCTGCAGGCACGACAGGTCGCACAGCCTGCCTCATTCATCCGGGCAACTACCCGACCGACGTGGAAGGGTGCATCGCTCCCGGCCTGTCACGCGCGCTGAACGGTGCCTTGTGGATGGTCACCGACAGTCAGGAAGCGATGATGAAGCTGCAAACCGTCGTGCCGTGGGTTGAAGGGCATACGCTCACGATCGAGGACGGTGAATGACGCAAGCTGGTGCTGTAAAACCCGATGTGGATTTGCTGCTGGCCAGAGCACAGGTATGGATTGCGATTTATTTCATCACTGGGATCTTCGGAATTGTGTTCGCGCTGATGTTCCTGCATACCACAATGAGCCCGATCGTCGTGACGATCCTCACCAGCACGTTGACGGCGCTCGTCACGATTCTCACCCTGCAGTCCAACTTTTTCTACGCGCGCAGTCGGCCAGCCGCTTTGCCCGATCCCACGACGACCACGACCACCACCACCACGACCACGGCGCCGACTGCCCCGGCCGATGGGGCCTCTCTTGTGCCGCCTCTCACCACCGAGACTTCTGTTAAAACCCAGGTCCCCGCAGATTCACCCCAAGGAAAGCCCGCATGAAATACCTCATCGTTTTATCCCTGTTTGCACTCTCAGCCTGTGCCGAGCTACCCGTCGCTCTGCAAACCTGTACGGCCGTCGTCAATGACGCGGCTGCGGCCAACAACGTGCTCGTGACGACGACGACTGCGGCAGTCACCAATGGTGCGCTGACCGCCGCACAAGCCTCCAAGGTCGCCCAGTACAGCGCTGATGCCAATGCGATCATCTTGACCGCGCAAGCACTGTGTGCGGCTGGGGAAACGGCTTCCGCCAAGACAGTCGTGGCGCCAGTGGCGACGAGCGTCAAGATCATGAAATCCTGCACGACGCTTAAAGGCACAGCGGTTGATCAGTGTCTGGCATCTTCACCGAAGCCGAAAACCTCATGACGCCAGAAGCCATTCTCGCGCTCGTGCAGCTTGCTCTGCAGCTTGAGCCTGTGGTACTGCCAATGGTCAAGGGACTGGTGGAACACGCACAGGATGCGGTTGCCGGAGCAGTCGTTACCGAGGCGGATGTGGAGGCAACCTTGAGTCAGTACGGCACCAACATGGCCGCATTGCAGGCGGCGATCGCCAAGGCATGAGCCTCATGATCTTCCTCGGCGTGTTCTTCGTGCTGCCGCTGGGCCTTGCACGCTGGAATGCTTATTGCCTGCGCTATGCGATGGGCATTGATCTGTGGCTCTCACTCGTGACGAATGGTAGGCCGGGGGAAACTCTGTCGGGGCGGTGCGGGACGGCTTACCTGCAGGGCAAGACCAAGGGCAAGTTCTGGTGCCCGATCATCGATGCCATCATGGGAAGTCAGACGCATTGCGTGGATGCCATACAGGGTGATCGTGCGCGGGCAGCAACGGTGCTCAGCGACGACCAACCCTATGCCACCAGGATAGCCACATGAAATTCGGCCGCAAGCCGCGCAAGCACGATAAGCGCGTACCGCTGATGTCCGCTCTCACGGCGGGGCAGGTCTTGTCATTGCCGCCCGTTGCGGTCAACTACACGACGGGAATACCGGCTAACCTTGGAATGATGCTGAATGATCAGCTGAATGACTGTTGCTGCGCCGCTGTAGGCCATGCCCTTGAGGTATGGAGTTTTAATGCCGCAGGGCAGATGCTCACCGATCCAAACAATGACGTGCAGGCCGTGTACGAGCGCTCCTGCGGATACACGGCGGGGAATGCCGCTACCGATCAGGGCTGCATCCTGCAGGATGTTCTGGGCTACTGGGTGAAGCAGGGCGTGCCTACCCCATCAGGCACCAACAAGCTTGCGGCGTTCGTGGAGATTGATCCGGATGACGGGGAGGCGATCAGGCGGGCAATAGACGACTGCGGCTGCGTCATCATCGGCTTCAACGTTCCCTATTACCTGGCGACCTATCTCACCAACGCGGGCGCGCTGTGGGACTACTGGCCAAAAGCGAATAACAGCATCGTCGGCGGGCATGCCGTCATTCTTGCGGGATACCGCGGCAAGATATTCACGGCGATTTCGTGGGGCGCCCTTTATTCGGTCTCGTGGCGCTTCCTCACCCACTTCATGGACGAGTGTTACGCGCTCGCGGATGCCAGTTTCTTAAAGTCCACCGGCAACACCCCATCCGGACTAACACTCGCGCAGCTCGAGGCCGCTATGCAGGGATTAAAGCAATGAAAGCCACCCTCGACACCAGCGGCCCCACGCCCAGAGTTACCCTGACATGGGTGCCGTCCAAGACCAATGTGGGCGGCTCGCCTATCACAGTTCCGCTAACCTTCAATCTCTACCGCGCGCAGCTCAACAAAACCCGCAGCGGCATGACAGGCGATACGGCCGTCGTCACCTTCGATCTTCCGACTGGCAGTACGCAGTTTTTCGCCATCACAGAGATCGAGAACGGCGTGGAAAGCGGGTTGAGCAATATCGAGCAGGTGACTATTCCGTAGGCGGCTCCGGCAGCGCCTCAACGTCTATGCGGTAACTAACCGGCGTATGGTTACGAATGAACGCCTTTGTCTCATCGACGAAGTCTCTTGGCACGCGAACCAAACCGACTCCGGCCGCGTCCCCGTTGTGAATCTCGCCGCCGAAGTTAGCTACAAACTCAGCTAAATGTGCGCGCCAATTGAATCCAGCGGCGAAATACGGATCATATGTCACGGCTTGGTTACTCCTTCGATTTCACAGCGCTTCAACCTTTGACACAGATCCCCTGTTTCAGCTCGGCTACGATTTCGACCAGATCGCTCTGATTGTCCATGACTTCCTGAATCGACTTGTACGCGCCGGGGATTTCGTCGATCACGTCCGCATCCTTTCGGCACTCGACGCCAGCGGTCTGGGTCGCCAAGTCCTCGATGGTGAATTGCTTTTTGGCTGCGCCCCTGCTCATCTTGCGGCCTGCGCCGTGGGAGCACGAACAGAAAGACTCGGGATTGCCCTTGCCGCGCACGATAAAGCTCCGTGCGCCCATGCTGCCGGGGATGATGCCCATATCGCCCAATCGGGCGCGCACGGCTCCCTTGCGCGTTACGTAGACGTTCTGGCCATAATGGTTTTCCACCGAGACATAGTTGTGGTGGCAATTCACTGCGGTTGAGGAAGTTGCCAGCCGGTCAGCGGGAAGGCCAAAGGCTTTCTCCACCGCTCCGATAGCCGCCCGCATCATGAGCAAGCGATTCGTCAGCGCGAAGTCCTGCGCCCACGACACGGCTTTCCAGTACAGGCCGAAATACTCGGAACCTTCCGGCAGATAGGCCAGATCCGGGTCCGCAAGCTTGATGTGCCAGCGCTGCATTTCCTCCTTGGCCTTCATGATGAAGTAGGTTCCAAGGCGATTGCCGATGCCGCGCGAGCCTGAGTGCAGCATCAGCCACACCCCGTTCTCCTTGTCGGTGCAAAGCTCGATGAAGTGATTGCCGGTGCCGAGCGTTCCCAGGTGGCGCTCCGCGTTAACGTGGCCGCGCAGGGCCGCAGGCTGCTTCTCTGCGATCTCGCGGAATCGCTTGTCCTCGGCCAGATGCTTGAAGTGGATGCCGATATCCGCAGGCACGTCATGCCAGGCGCCCCGGTCGTTCGGGCCACCGTTATCGGTACGCCCATGTGGGATAGCCGCCTCGATGGCGCTGCGCGCGTCCACGAGGCTGTCCGGTAGCTGGTCGGCGGTCATGTTGAGTTTCTGCGCCACCATCCCGCAGCCGATATCGACGCCCACGGCAGCAGGCACGATGGCGCGAATAGTCGGTATCACACTGCCCACGGTGGACCCCATACCCCAATGCACGTCAGGCATCACGGCGACGTGCTTATGGATGAACGGCAGCGACGACAGGTTGTGAAGCTGCTGGAGTGCCGACGCCTCAATGTCGTTCGTCCAGATCTTCACGGGCGCGCCGTGCTCATCTTTGAATGTTTGTATCACAGGCATATACTTCCCCTCATGTACCTTCGCACTCCAGAAGTGCTATCACGGCTTGTCTGCTGACACGGTCGGAGCGCGCGCCGACTGAGGCATTGGAGTCGGTGGTACCGCTCATGGGTGTCTGAGCGACTGCAAATAAAACGACATGACGACGCAGCCAACAAAGAACACTATCGCTCCCCAGAAAAGCCACCTATTCATTGCCCGCTCCTGCGCAGAAATCAGCTCTTGCGCACCAGCCCATCCACATGGCGTCTATATTTCGATCATCGTACCCAATGCCATCTTGATTCAGGCGGCGCAAGCGGCTCTTACTCTCACAATGCCCCTCTTTCACGCACCAGTCGTGAAAGGCTCGACGTTCGAGTTGCTCATCCATTGTCAGTCTGCCAATTTGCCGCCGCAGTGCATCGCGACACAGGGCTATCGACAATTTTAGGGCTTGCTTTAAGAGAACCGCCACAATGCGGGCATTGCGGCGACAACATTTCAGCACCCTTAAGACACGCCTGCATAAACTCCTCGGCGGTTCGCGTGTCTCCGCTAGGTTTATCTAGCATGACCCAAAATACCGCCGCTACTAGGCCAATGACGTGAGCACCTTTCGGGGACTTGGATGCATCACGCAAGATTTCCGCAGCTTCGTGCATCAATTCGTTCGGCTCACTCATTGCGCTCTCTCGCACTATCAACGGCTCTCGGTGCAGCCAAAGCTTCCCGTGCGCGACGTTCGATGTGCCTGAGTGCCACTTCATGCCCACTGCCGACCGCGGCATAGGGCAATTCTTCAGCAGCGAGTGATTGGATAAAATCCAGCGCCCCGCGCAAGGTTGCCAGCTCTCCAATGAGCTCAGGAGACATGTCTCTCTCCGCACTAAACGGTGGCATTAGGATTAGTCTCCATAGAGTGGGCACGCCCACTGCGGGTGTCCCGTGCCGTAACAGCGGCCGCACACCACGTTTCCGCCATCGCGTCGGCTATCCCCGGATATGTTCGACTGCGATCCTGGCGGCGCTGTTTGCTCGGCGGTTGAAGCCAACAGGCCGGGTGCCTGCCGCGCTCGTCTGGCGTGGTAGGTTCCAAGGTTTCTAAGCCATCTAGCCAAAGACATGTAGCTTTCACCTCTCCGGTGCCGAGCTCGTCCAAATGCCAAAATTGCCACGGCTGAATTATTTGCGTGGGGCGTTGCCACATGGTCGGCAGAACGCCCACAGGATTCTCGATGCACTTGAGCTTAATAGGAAGCGCCCAAAGCGTCTTTACGAATGCCAGCGCCCAGTGCCTTGCCTCCATGCGCCAAGGCTCGCTGGCCCAGCGATTGGCGCTCACAGTGAGGTAGGTGCAGTCCGGGTGTGCGATAAGCAGATCCCAGCCACGCCTTACCACGAAATGGTCAATCACGGAGCCTTGAATGTGATGTGGCGATCCGTCTTCTGCAGGCAATAGATCGCATGACCAAGCATCACAACCAAGCGCCCGGAACGCGCGTCGGACCACGCCGGAAAACTCACATGCCACGAGAACTCTCATTGAGGCGCTTCGTCTCTAGGATGTTGTCTCACGCGAAAAGCCTCTGTTGAGAATGTGCTGCGATAATGCGTTCGCAGGCTACATCGAAGTACGCCGGCTCAAGCTCAATTCCTATGAACGGTCTGCCAAGTGCAGCGGCTGACACCCCAGTTGTTCCCACGCCCATAAATGGATCTAAAACGACTTCATTAGGAAGTGAGACTTTATTGACTAGCCAGTCGGCTACCATTTGTGGCTTGGCGCAAGGATGCCTGGTATCACGGTTAGAGCGGGCCTATTCATCGTAGGGCCTTAAAGGAACAGTCTGCCCCTTCAGTTCGTGCCAGCAATCGCTTAGAAACTGAATGTTGCCGTCCTTCACGAACGAATGGCATCGCTTGGCTCCTGCCTCAACTGACCCGTTGCACAGCATCGAGGGTGAAAATGTCGGCTTCACCATGTCGCCGTTCCACGTCCAATTAGGGCCGTCTCCCTTGATGCGGAACGGATGCCCATACCCACAACCGGGGCACGTAACATCAATGAGAACTTCTGCGCCGTCAGCCGATTCGTAGCGATGGCAGACTTCGTCACTCATTGCCCGCTCCTGCGCAGCGAGCGTGTAGCTTTTTGATCTGGGCCTTAGCGCTCTGCAGCGCCTCCAATGTGTGTTTCATTCCAGCGTCGTAGGCTGCGGCCACGTCGAACCATGTGGCGACTCGATCAGTCCCGCGCCGTTCCACCTTCACATAGGCATTCGCAGAGGCGCTGTAAGCGCGATCATCCATTGGACTGTAACCACGCAACAACGTCTCGCGTCTGCTCTAGCGTAAGATGCGCCGTTGCGTCTCCAACGGGGGTGAAAAACACCGCACCTTCCGAGTGCTTGTAAATTCGCAGATCCCCAAAATCTCGTGATTCGCCTTTTTCGCTCATCGACTCTCTCCCGCACTAGGAGCGGGTAATGGATAGCGCTTAGCATATTCGTTGAATATCGGCCCGTGGATGCCATCGAGTCGAAGAATAAGGCTCTCTGCGAAAATGATGCGCTCATACAGTCGCTCTATTTCAGTCAACAGAAACCCGCAATCGTGATGGCAGTTCATCCATGCCGGGTTATCGTTGTGCGGCCTAGCGGATAAGTAAGCGCGACGGATTTGTTCGACCCGCCGCTCGTTCATACACGCTCCATGATGACTAATCCGCCTTTGGTTTTGCCACATCGTTGCCACCCGGCCTTGATAAAGCAAAATCCAGGGTTCCTTGAGGCGACCGCTTGCGGATCGACGTAGGTGTAATGCCGGCGATCAGGCCAGAGGCAATCAGCAATCGAATCCGCTTGACGTATGAGGCGCGAGCTGCGATGCGTTCCTTCATTCCTAAAGACTGCGCAGTTGATCCCGTCTTGGCCGCTGTCATCGAGGAAGTTTCGCCAGACGAAGAGGGCGTCCGCTCGCTCGGTGCGCAGGACAACCTTCTCGCCGGGGCCGACGAACTGGGTTCGCTTCCGACCGTCGGCGTATCGGTACGCCGAATAATGGCGCTCGTACATTTCAAGGCAGTCCAAGTCTCCGTCCTTTGTCAGCCACCAGAGAGGCACGCTTCGTCTCTACAATGTTGCAACAAAGAATGTCGGCTTGACGGTGAGCCGCTTGGCCGCCACCTGATAGGCTTCCTCGGGTGAATCTCCATAGCCTCTCTCAAGCTCCTGATCCGCACCCCAGAGCGAGCACTCGTAGGTGCCGTTAGGGCGCTGGATCAGGGTGATGTGCCAAAGCAGCTTGCCGTCTACCATTGCAGTTCTCCCTCGCTCTCAGCGTTTACCTAGCCGATGATCCAATTCGTCCAGCCACTCGGTAATTTCTTTAACCTTGGCGCGGAATGCATCTTCATTCTTATCGGTTATCAAGGAACAAAATTGCACGGGAGTGGTACTGGTAACCAATCTGTGCATGGACCTAAAGTAGGCAAGTTCAGCAGCTTCAGTTCCCCGACTAAAGGCCCACGGGGCCGGAGGGACTTGGGAGGCAATCGCCTTCTCAAACTGCCGCTTCGTAGCGCGCCCTACGCCGTCAATTTGACGCGCCTCAGTGACGCTCAGTCCTTTTTCCTCAAGGATTGTGCGAATCCGCCCCTTGCCATTTTCCTTCTGAATGTCCTGAGCAAGCTGTGCCATTCTACGATAGGCATGGAGCCTCAAAATCCGAGCTTGTCGGGAAATCTCCTGAGAATGGTAGATCTTGGCCCATGCAGCGAGCGCGCTCGCCTTATCCGTCCAATACTTAGCATCATCAAACTGCGTGCAAGCTGCCACTGCCTTTACAGCAGCATCAAACTCGGCTGGCACCATTACAGTACGTCCGCGCGTGATCTGCCGCGCCTGGGAGCTTGTAATCACTTGCTGCATATGCCCTCTTCCGTCTCAGAAGCGCGCAACTCTTTCTCTATCGGACCCCATGTGCAATTGCACGGTCCCCTACCGTCTTGCAAATCGCACTTATAGTCGTGCTGCCCGTGCTCTAAAAGCAGTTCGCGCAGCCGGTCGCGCTCTGCCAGCGCCTCGTTGCGCTGGTGCGCCAGTTTCTCGACGCCGCCCCATTTCTCATCCCGCTCGCGCGTCAGGCGCTCGATCATTGCATCAAAATCGGATGCGAGGACTACCGAAGGGTAGGACAAGGCATCCAGTGTTCCGGCCTGATATTCCTTTAAATGCCCCACGGCTAAGAGCCGCTTTACTCGCTCGTTTGAGGTCATGACGCTACCCGCTGATTTGCAAGCCCCAACACCTTCACGTTGCGCGCCTTTATCCAAACGGTGTTCTCTAGCTGTACGTACTTGTCGCATGCATACGCGAGATTAAAATCGAAGCGATTCACTTGCGCGCGCCCCGAAGGCAACTCCACGTCATAGACACAATCAATCGCGGGAACCAAAGGCGTGTACCACACGGTCTCGTCTGAATCCCACGTGGCCGGATAATGCTGAGTCTCGCTTCCCCCTTGTGCGCTCTCAGGTTTTGCGGTTGTGTCAGTCATGATGCATACCCCTCAGTGAATATCGGGGCAACCCTGTAAATCCTGTTCTCGTACATGCGGCGCAGCGCTTCGCATTGTTGTCGAGCATCCGTTTCTAAGGCCCATGCCTGAGCTTGCGCCGCTCGTTTCCAGAAACCGTCGATTAGCTGTTCCACGGTCCAGCATTGCCCGTCTCCGCTAAAGTCCGGTAGACGCCATCCGCCTACCGCGCGAATCTGCGGCTCCCCACATAGCGGACATTTCTTACCGGGATCAGTCTTGAAATAGCGGTTGCAGAAATGATTTCCGCAGTTCCACACTATCGCTGGATCAAAAGCCCACTGATCCGATGTCAGAGCTTCAGTCATAGCAGCAGCGGGAGGAATCCTCGGCGGCACGGTCATACAGTTGTTTGCGCAGACGCTTAATCTCAGCGTCTTGCCACCGAATCAATTGAGCACTCGCCCGATCTTCAAGCTCGTGGTGGCGACGATATTTAGCATCCAGCCATAACGCGCAATCCTCGGGAGACATTGGGCCGTTCTCTCCAATGAACTGCTCGTCGGTAGGGATGTTGTCTGTCACGGCGCGGCCTGCAATGCCGCCTGCGCGCGTATGTCCTCAAGCGCGCGCTCGGTGCTGGCGTAGAAATGCGGCACCCGCCCCGTGGAAGCACGATAAATCATGCTGCCCGCGCGCGCTGGACCATACTTGTCCTGTAGGGCTTTACCTTTCGGGCCTGCCTCGTGGATTGCCCAGCCCGCGCGGCAGTGCGTTGTCCCGCACCATTCGTTCTTCGGGCCATGCCACGAGCCCATATCGAGCACGCCGCTGCCTCCTTCGATGACCGCCAGAATCTTGGCGTCGAGGTTCTCGACCACCGGTACATCGGGGTTGCGCTCGCGGAAGCGCAGCGCGCGTAGTCGCTGGCGCTCTTTACGATCAGTTGGCTCTGTCGCGTCGTTGCTATCGCCGGCATTGTAGGCACCCGCGAGGTAGGCACCCTCGAGGTCGGCATCCTCGAGGTTGGCACCCGCGAGGTTGGCATGCGCGAGGTTGGCACCCGCGAGGTTGGCATGCGCGAGGTTGGCATGCGCGAGGTTGGCACCCGCGAGGTAGGCACGCGCTTTAAAAGCCGCCTTGATTGCGTAGCCGAGTTGTCGCGCGGAGGATTGCTTACTGATAGATTTGGGCAGCTCGCACGAGAACAATACAGCACCGGTAAAGCGGTTCTTGATTTCAAGATTCATAAAGGCTCCTATAAATTCAGCACTACTCGTCTGCGGTCCGGTGTGTCATCGCTTCCTCGTAAGGTTCGCCCCGATGGCAAAGCCGCAGAGCGCACCGTGCCCGATGCCATCCTCTGCGGCTTTCTTCGTGGGGTTCTCCAAAATCGCAACTTCAAATAAAGGCATGGTGATCTCCTGCGTTAGTTAGGTAATACAATCAATTAGTTACTCATCGGTAGGGAGCGCTTTTTTCACGATTCCACCTGCGGCCGCCACTCGGTGCTCTTCATGCCAAACGACCAAGCAACCGCCGCTGTTGCTGTTTTCATGTCGGGCGGCACTCGAAGATGGTAGGTCTTGAAAGACTGATCCGGCTCGGGTGTTGAATTGATCACTTCGAGCATGACGATCGGGGAATCCCCGGGCCGATCCGCCCTCCAGAGCTTGCCGCGCTTGTCCTCGTGGATGAGAGTTGCGCCAATCTCGCGCGCGTAGCGGGCAAAACCGAAGCGCTGAATCATGATGCGGCGGATCTCAACATTCTCCTCGCGCTGGATTTGCTGCGCGGTGAGGCTCTCCGGGCGCATCACAATCTGTTCGGTGACTTGCACCCCATGCCAGTAGTAAAGCTCCCACCCATCGCGCCAGCGGTGCGAAGGGCCATCAGAGCAATGCGGGCGGTTGCGGTCATCAAGAGATAGGCGCTCGGGGAAATCCGAGACCATGCAGAATTTTTCGTGCACCAGGCGAAAGCCGCCGTTCTTCGCGCATCGCTCCCACGCTTCATAAGCGGCGTGGCACGGGAAGCGAAGTCCAAGGATGTCGCGTGCCGCGGTGAGATAGCAGTCCCACCAGGCCCACATATTTCCGCCTTGGTAGTAGTTCGCCCAATTGGCTGCGCAGGCGAGTCCGAGCGCGGCGTGCGGACCTAGGATCTCAAAGGCGATGCGCGCGAAAAGATTCGCATCCCAGGTCGCATCCCAGGTCGCATCCCTGGTCGCATCCCTGGTCGCAGCCCAGGTCGCAGCCTCGGTCGCAGCCTCGGTCGCATCCCAGGTCGCAGCCCTGGTCACAGCCCTGGTCGCATCCCAGGTCACAGCCCAGGTCGCATCCTCGGTCGCAGCCTCGGTCGCAGCCTCGGTCGCAGCCTCGGTCGCAGCC